GTTGGTTTTACGTTATCTGTCTCCCAAGGAAATTCAATCAAATCTTTAGGCTTAATTGATTTGCCTTTTGCCGTATGAACATTTAATAAAAGTGTTGTTTGCCACCTGGCTCTTTCCCACTCAAATTGCTGCTCTATTTCAAATTGATTATTATAACCTTGCATAGCTATAATAACCTCTCTTAGTGTCATCTCATAGTATTGCGGAGGGGAAAATCTTAATACTCCAAAGCAAAAACGCTCAATATAATCAAGAGTTAATTCTGCTCCTCCGCTATCTCGTTTTTTCTTTCCGGATCTTCTGGTACTGAAATCTCATTTGTTATCAGCTCTGTTATCCTGTTTATCCCTCCCTTATCCAAATCTACTAAGTCGCAAAACTTTTCTAAGGTATATGGGCACTTCTCTCCCTTTGCCTTGTAACCTGCCTGTACACCTGCAAAGGCAAGTTCAAGAGCAAATAGGAGGTCTTCGCCAAGTTGGGAGAGGTCGCTAAGTTTTAGATTCCTCTCCCGTAAAAATGTACCTAACACGAACATACCAAACTTAACTGGTATGTCCGCATTAGCTATTTTTATTGTTTTCATGTTAGGTAATTTTTATTATGCTTTTGTTGTCTTCACGATTGCACCTGTCACCTCAAAAGATGCAGAGTAGCTTGTATTTTCTTCCACTGCTGCATTAAGGTCTAATGATGTACAGATAGCAGACATTGTAAACACATTGTCACCTTGTACATCGGTAGTAAACTTAATAGTAAGCGCAGTACCACTAATCAAGTCGGTAAAGAGATCATCAAACAAGTAATTGGTAGATGAATCACCAGGGCCGGCATAAAGTGCCTCTGTTGAAAGTGTGCCAGATAACTGACCCTTCTTTACTTCTCTCCATCCTCCAGCTGCGGAATCCTTTGTAAGAATTTCACGCATTGCTGCAGAAATGTTCATTTGGCAGGATGTCGCGTAACCGATTGCAGTCGAATCTTTATACAAGCGCATCAACGTACCGTTAATTATTCCAGTTGTTGCCATTTTATTATTTTTTAGCTTTTGACAAATCTATATTAACATCAATTTTTTCCAATTCATTCTCATGCTCAAAATACTCCATAGGCATTGGCACAGGAATATAAATAGGTTGAGGTGCCTCTTGCACTTGTTTTTCTGGCATCTGCTCCACGACAAAGTCATCATCAAGATGCTCCGCAATGCCATCGGCAACAAGTTGCTTGCCAAAGTCGGAAAGGAATACACCTGTTGCGCCTACTGGCTTGCCGTTCCACGTTTTTATTAATCTTAACTTCATAATTATCGTTTCATTCTTGCCATAAAATCAATACTCATCCAATAAACATTTAAATCAGCATTGTATGCTTGTGAATCAGATGACATATACTTAACTGTCTGCACGCTAATATCATTTACTGTACCTACAAATCTGTCTAATCTATTTCTTATAGAGTTAGATAAACTTTGTGTAGTGTCATAGTTGTTTGTATAAACATCTACTTGAAAACTAACTTCTTCAAGATTACTTTGACCATCTTTAAAATCAACTGCAACACTATTAATAATTGTGTAAACACAAAAAGGATAGGTAACATTTTGAGGAGCAATATCTGGAAAGATGCGTAATCCGCAAACACCAGTAACTGCCACATCAGTTGATAGTCTCCCATATATTACTTTACCTATCATAATACTTGCCAGAATTTTTTAGGTCTCTCCTGCATAATGAAAATGCATTCATTACGCATGGTTTTAATTACTTTTTCTCTACTTAAATTTCTTGCTTGTACTACTATTTTATTATACCAGGCTCTTGTACTTCCAAAAACCATGTGAGCATAAAAGCCATTTGTTCCTTCGCTACTATTAATACCTTTATTCATTGTACCTCTTTTATACAATGGCCCTACCGCTCCAACGGCATATCTATATGATTTAAGATTTTTAGATAAATCAATAATTGACTTTCTTAAATTACCTGGTTGCACAATCATTGAAGCTCGATCATCTTCTGACCAGCCTTTCATTTTTTTATTACTAAAAGGATTAGTGCTAATTCTGTGAGCCTTTTTACTTACCGGCACTAATGACTTATAAATTTGTAATGCGATAGGAGTAGCTGAATCTATTACTCTACTTCTTTCTTTTACTGTACATTGCTCCATTAACTCTGCAAATTCAATCACCGCATCTGCTAAACCTACTACTCTTAATGACATTCCTTGGAAACTCCTTCTACCTGCGTAGTTAGACTTTTGAAGTTCTTTAAGGTGATTTATTTGTTTAGCTGATAAATATCCCATTACACATAATTTTGAGCAAATGAACAAAATAAATGCAAATACATATTGTCTTCACTTATCTGGATGTTTTCTATTTGATAATATTTATCCATCCAGATAATTCTTTGTTGCTCGTTTATGTCTGTCCTATTTCGACAGGTAACTCTCACCTGGCTTAATGCTGTTATCTTGCCACCTTCTACCTCCTCCTTGTTTATTCCTTTATAATCTACTATTGCCCACACCTCGGCAAAATTACTCCATGTCTCTGTTCCAAAACCAGTAGTACCAACAGTACGAGAAACACTCTGTACTATTATTCTTTCTCTTAACTTTCCTATTTCTTCTTTCTTGTTGTATCTCATTAGAATAATTGAACGCGATATTGATCAAGTAAATACTCCGATGCCGTAGGTAATTTCTTTATATAATCTTCTCTATTATCGTAACCATCTGCTATCATCATTAATACAGCCTGTCTTATCTGCATTGGCACACCAGATGGCTCTGTGCTATATCCTGCCGTATAAGTTATTGTTACATCATTTATATTACCATAAAGTGTTGGCCATGTAGCACCGTATGCTAAAGCTAATCTTCCAGGCTTTAAAAAAGTATCTACTACATAATTAGCAGCATTGTATGTTTGAACGCTATTAACTCCATCGTTATATTGAAATGAGCTAACGGCAATTACTGGAGAAACAGATAAGTAAATAATAGGATTATTAAGCCTATCTAACTTTTCTGTTATTGTTTGTGTGATTAACGCTTGATTAAGATAACGCTCTGCAACTTCACGAGCTGACTGCAATAAAGTAGTAATCAAAGTATCGTCAGCAGAAGTATCTACTTTTAGATAATTCTTAACTTCATTTAATGTAAAAACTTCTTTAGCAGGTGCCGTTGTTACTTTCCAAGCCATCTTTATATTTTTAAGTAGGGATAGAGATTTCTCCCTATCCCTTTACTATCCCCTATTGATTACAGATTCTTCAAGTGCTTAATTGCAGCAGTCTGAATTAATTTACCATCAAAACGAGCGTACATTAAGAATCCTAACTCCATCTCATCCATAAACCTTTCACGCAATGGCACAAGGACATTGTTAGCTACCTGGCGAATGATGTACTTAGACCAATCTCCAAAGAAGATTATCTTTGCATCAGCAGCCTGTGCAGATGGAAGATCATTGTTTATAAAGAAATTATAACCCAATAATCTATCTGGTGTACCTTCACGAAGAGATGGTTGAAACAAAGTAGTGTTGTTAGTGTCTAAGTTTAACTTTCTAACTGCACTCAAAATCTGGTCATGCATCATAAATGCAGCAGATGGTGAGTTACGGTAAGCAATGTCAACTGAATGTACAAGCTCAACCAAGTTAGCAGCAGTAAATGCACCGGTAGAAGCAGATTCAACACCGGATGGAGCTACGTCTCTGAATCCTGTTGGTTTACCAGAACCATCACCAGTTGTAAATGCAGTGTTTAAGCCACGACCTAAACGCTCACCTAACATAATAGGTAACTCTGTGTTTAATAAACCAAACTCGTCATTTGCCCATTCAACAGACACTTTTACAAGTGTGTTTAAAACGTGAGCTGAGAAAGTCTCTCTTGTAAAGGTCATGTCCTGTACAGTAACCGATCCACCTTCAGTGTGCCATGAACCTGCAGTAGCAGTATCATTTACTTTTGGCCAGTACAGTGTACCTGCCTGTGGAGTAGTGATTATACGGCTAACCTGTAGCATTGGGCCGTAGTAAGCCATTGTCTTTTCCAACTCATAAGAGAATTGGTAAGGAATAACATAACCACCAGCTAAGCCAGTCTCGGCAGTTGTAATAGTAGCAGTTCCACGCATCTCTCTAAGCATTGATTGCTCATTGCTTGATAAGTCACGCTTTGCAAGAGCTTTCATAAATGCTGTGTGATACTCTGGTGACTTTACAATCTCCCTTGCATCTCTTGGCAAATTATTAATTGTCTGCTCAACTGCATTAACACCTCTCTCCTCTGTGTTAATTTCATTCCATCTTTCTAAACGAGAAATCTGGTCTGTATAGTTTTTAAAGTTAGCATCTGCTGCATCCCATTGCGCCAATTCATCGGCACTCATAAGACGTCCTTCGCCAGCTGCTCTCTTCTGCAAGTCTTCCATTATAGCATAATCGGAAGCCCGCTTTTCTCTTAGCAATTTAGAGTTCATTATTTTGTTTTTAATTTAAGTAAGTGCAGGGCATTCCTGCGTAATTCATTTTGTATATTAATTTCTGATTCAACAGATATATCAATTACTTTTTGCAAATCTTCATCTATTTGCTTTGTAGCATCGTAACTTCTCTTTGCAACCATTGTGTCTGGGTTAGCAGGATAAGTTACCGGAGAAACATCGTACACTTTTTTAATAGAACGTATAATTCTTTTTGGTTTACTACCTTCCCTTTCTTGCCAACTTTCTTTTTCTACTGTAAAGGCAAATGATGATTGATAAACATCACCACGTTTAACCATTTCTAAAAGGTCATTACCTAAAGAAGTGTTTGGTGCCTCAAATTCATACTCCATCGCATTGCCTGTGACATTTAGCTTTAATGTGCCACTGCTTGTTCTTGCCAATACCATGTTCATGTCATGATTAAACAAAGCAACTACATCTTTCATGTCAGCTTCATTTAATGAGTCAGATGACATTTCCTCATCATACCATCCCATGTCATAGGAAGAGTTAAACACTGTGGCAGTGCCGAAGATAGTACGGCTTTCCGGTTTAGCCCTTAGTTCAAAATTTATACTTCTCTTTTCCATAGTTTCTTCTTTTGACCTTTCGTCCATTATTTTATTAGCCGTTCTTTCTGCCCAGGGCAACATGGTTGAGCCACCCCAAGCGTCATACATGATTGAACCGCATATTTCATTATCATCTTCATCAAAATATTTGCCTTGGTCATATACCTTAGCTCTACTTAAAAAACTATATGTCCTAATCACTTCATCATCACTTAATGCATCTCTGCTTGATAACTGCCTTGCTCTTGTCCAGCCTACACTGGTACCACACTGGCTGCCATTATCTTCTTTATGCTGCAATGCTTTCTTTGCTGCATTAGTTGCGGATTGTGGATAGTTACTGTACGGCATCGGTTGTAGGTTCTATCTTTATGTTAGATGCAAGAGGCAATTCGTAACTATCTCCACCTGTGTAAGGATTCATATTTTCCTTAATTCTAATTTCGTTAGGTGACATCGCCAATACATTACGCATCGTAGTATAATAAGATGATCTGGCTGCTATATCACCACGCAGTAATCCATCAAGATTAAAGCGTGTACAATAAGTGTACTTTTCTGCCTCAAAAAATATCTTCCTATTAAATTCTGCCTCTATTGTTTCACACAATGGCATTATTGTATAGTTTACAAACATCTGGCTAAGTTGCTCCATGTTGCCAAATGTTGCCTTTTCCATATCTTCTAATAAAACACCAGGAACACCAGTTATACGAGCAATGTCAGAGATAGTAGCTTTCTTTGTTTCGTTAAATGCTGCATCGGCAGGATTAAGACCTACTTTTTGAAAGTCCATGCCTTCCTCTAAAATAGCAGTACCTCCAGCGTTTTGACTTCCACCAAAAGCACGGTTAAAGCTACCTTTTAATCTATCGTATGCCTCGTTTGTTAATCTTCCAGGATGTTTTAAAACACCGTTTAGATGCGCTCCATTTTTGTAAAAGTTAGCACCATAATTTCTATTAGCTAAAGCTAACCCAAAGTTGTCACGGTGAACGTCTGGCACTAACAAAGCCTTAACACCATCCCACGCAAGGTTAGGTATATAGATGATATTGTCACCTCTATATGTCTTGTTATTTTCCTTATTTTTAAATATCAATTCATTCCTACTATTATATCCTAATTCCATTTTGGTAGGATTTAAAATAGTAAGGCTGTTTATTCTTGTAGTTATGCTATTCCTATTGATGGCTGCGTAAAATGCACCATGAGCCAAGTAATGCAAAACCATTGTTTTATAAAAAGTGTGTGAGGTATATAACTCCGATGGCTCTCTTGCTATTATTTTGTAGTTAGGATGTTCGGTTGCAATTCTTGTGCCACCATTATCCAATTTTTCTATAATGTCAAAAGGAATAGATGCAACAACACCTCCAAGTATTTGTGTAGCACGGTAAAATGCAGGAAGACCTATAATTGAATATTCATCCACCGCAACACCAGCTGCAGATCCTCTTTGAAATAATGCGCCTAATGTATCACCGTTTATTGGTGTACTTGGATTTTCAATACTGGCACGAGTATTAGAAAAAAAAGACCGCATGGAGTTAATTATTCCCATGCGGCAAATATAAACCAAGATAGTATGAAGTAATGGAGTTATGGTAACATCTTAAACAAAGCGCACCATCATATAATTGCTTTTTGCTTTTC